GTTGTGAACTACTTTGTTTCAAATTAATTAATTTCTGTTTCTCTTGACTTGTTAGTAAAACATCTTTACCTAACGTGTCTATCTCTGCACTGATAACAAACACATCTTTATTTTTAGTGAGAGTAGATGGATCAAATCCAAAAGAAGCATGGAGTCTTTCAATAGTACTACCAGTATATGTGGTATGAAATACAACTCCTATCTTTGCAGCATCAGCTAATTCATAATCACTGTCTTCTTTTGGTATAGCATATGTTATTGTATTTGGTTTAAACGTAATTGACTTCTTACCATCAACCACTTCCACATTCTTATCATCAGTAAACAATAAGTCTCCTTGCACTACTCCTTCAATTCCTATAGAAGGGAGATACTTCAAAGCATCTTTTAACTTAGAAGCTAATCCAGGAGCATGACCATGATTGTTATCAATATCAGTTTCAGTATAATTAATCTTTGCATCTTTATTAAAGATAGACTTAGTACCAACAAAGAACTGATCTGTTCCTGGATATTGTCCACAGAATATAGCAGGTGCACCATCCCATTTAGTAGTCATCTTAAAATTACCAGCACCCTTACCAGTAAAAGTTCTAGCCAAAGAATCTAAAAACTTGAATGCATCGTCTGCACCCTGCTTACCATCAAGCAGAATACTATCTTCCAAATGTTCTAGGTGAGTGTTCTTAGACATTAGTATAACTTACCAAATGGACCATATCTTGGACCCATCTTCTGAGCGATGAATACCATATCAGTTAAAAATTTATCTCTATTATCCTTACCATTAATAGAGAAGAAAGAATCTAACCAAGATAATTGCATAAGCTTAGAATTAGAAACAAATGGTTTACTATTAAAGATCAACAAAATATTATTGTAAGCTTCTAATGCAGTTGAAGTTTGAATTGATACACCATGATCCTTAACCCTACCAATCACATGAATCCATTTATCTTTTTGATTTAAAAATTCATCAGGGTCTTGTGGATAATCATCCTTACTACCACTAAACTTTACTCTTGCAGCATATTTTTTAAAAAGATCCTCGACATAATCAACAGTTGCTTTACCCAATCTAGCTGCACCAGCAGTATCATCAGTTGGTTCATACTTCAGACCACTGAACTTAGTACTATCATTTGCTTTTATCTGAAACTTATACATGGTACTACCAGCACCCTTAACATTCAACTTAGTATCTTGAGTAGCAAGTTGAATAGTTCCATGCTTATCTTCCTTCCTTCCACAATCACAATTAGTTGAGTCATAATTATATCTCATTGCTTTCATCTGATTGAATCCTAACTTCTTATCAGCATCATTGTCCCAATGAACATTAACCTCTGCCCACTCAGCTATATCTTTGTTTACCTTCTTGAGAGATATACCCCATATCTCTTTCTTACGAAACAGTGCTCTCATTATCGCATTGAACTGCAAGAGTTGTACATCAATAGCAGTGCCTAAATTTGAATGTGCATTCGGTCTTTTTACTGAAGTAGCATCCTCTAGTATCTTAATCCAATCTCTGTACTTGTTAGTCATTATCCAAATATCAGCAGGATCCCAGTTATCTTTCTTTCCACCAGCAGCCCATCCATTATCTCTTACATAGTTTGTTACCCAATTCATAAAAACACCATCACGTTCAAACTCAGTAAACTGATGGCTACCAACTACCTGTAATAATTTTTTATTCTGAGCATAAAAATTCTTATACCAATCATTAGTAACACGATCCAACCCTACAACATCCTTCCATATCTTATTCAACTCTGTGCTAACAGTATCATCATCCTTTAACTTTTCCCATGTTGCCCACCTATCATCATGCTTAAGAGCTCTCTTAAAAACAAAAGCAGATCCCATCTCCTGAGCCTTAGTCATTGCTGCTGCATTAATAGTCTCACCTGATTTTCCTGTTGTACCTATGGTTATAATTTGTTGTATGTTTGGATCTTTTGGATCAAGCCATTGAATAGATACTGAGTCCTTAAAAGACGACCATGAATTTGGTATGGTTTTATAATTAAATATCTTTGGACTCTTCTTTGATCCTGTACCAGTAAAAGTCTTCTCTTCCTTCTGATTATCCTTCAACAACTTAGATTTAATAACAGATTCAAATCCCAGATCATCTGTAAATAAATCAATTTGATTTCTATTACTAGGTATTTTAGAAAACTTTGTTTTACCTTGTTGTTTAACCATCCAGAAATCAGAGCACGAGAATAATTCTTCCATCAAAGAAATAAATCCTTTCCTATCAGGACATGTACGTGGTACTTTATTGTAATCAGTAGAACTAAAATCTACTTTTGGATTGGCCATAAAAAATCCCCCTCTAGTATTTAGAGGGGGATGGTCTTAGATATCTCCGTCTTTTCGGTTCTCTGATTGGAATATATCAAACTCACCATCTGGATATCGTGCTGCTAACTTCATCATGTTAGTAACTACTATAGTCTGGAAGTCTACATCTAATGCATTACAAGCTTGTGCGATGTACCAAAACACATCTCCAAGTTCCTTCACCATATGCAACTTAACGTCACCATTAAGTTCTTTACCTTGGAAAGCAATCTTCTTTACTATCTCTGTGAACTCTCCACCTTCTGCACTGATACCAACAGCAGCAGTAAGGAGTCTAGGAATATCAACACCTTTAGATTCTAAATCTTTAATTCTATTAATGAACTCATCTGTATTTTTAGATGGGTGGCTTGTAGTACCGTCAACAAATTCTAGGTACTTATTATAATCAACTGTTTGTGTCATTGTGGATCTGAATAACGATGTTCTTGTGAGTGATAGGTATCAGCAGCTTGTGCTGGTTCTATCATTTTAACGTCCTTCCAATAGTGTCTATAGACTAGAAGGTTGCATTGACTTACGCCATGCAGTTTGCCTGGGTCATCCCATTGCCTCACACATAATGTGAAGTAAGGACTATGTTTATCAAAGAAGTTAACGAAACCTCTTTCTCCATTGAATTCAACGATGTCTCCATGTTTAAACATTCCATTCAGCGAATTTACTAAGGCGGTCTTGGTTGTTTTTTATTGCATCAAAAGCATTAACGTCTGGATCTTCTTCCTTCTCACTCATGATATCAGAAGTAGATTCTGCGACATCAAATAACTTCATCTTCGCTCTATCTATACCTAAAACAAACTTACGATTTGAAGTAGGATCATTGTACCTGTTCTTCAACTGCTTAACCATTATTCTACCTTCCTGTTCCAGTTCCTCGCTAGAAATGAGAGCGAACATAAGGTCAGCAGTAGCAGGGAGTCCAAAGGATTCTGAAGTGTCAGTGAGGTCAGGATCACTAGACCCAAAACCAGCACGAGTAGTTTGAGTAGCACTGACAATCGGTAGGTTATGTTCCACAGCAAGACCACGAAGCTCTTCCGCAATCGCTTTAACATACGTATAAGAATTGACAATCGCACCTTTATACCTCGCACTTGCACATATATTAAGATAGTCTATGAATATTATATTAGGTTTGAATGACTTTTTCAAACTTAGATCAGATAAGAGTGCCTTAAAGTGACCCACATGAGCAGATGCTGTAGGATACTCTTTGATGATAAGTTTACCTTGTGTTTTTCTAGAAATCTCTTGTACTTTACTATTAAATAAAACTTCTGGTAACTCTGCAATGTCTCTGATATTACAATTTAGAAGATTTGCATCAATTCGTTCAGCAATTTTCTCCTCTGCCATTTCACATGTAATGTATAGTACGTTCCGTCCTTGCAACATGACGGAGCTAGCCATGTGGCACATGAATAGAGACTTCCCGACACCTGTACCAGCAAGTGCGATGTTAAGAGTTTTATTAGGGATACCACCTTTTGTGATATAATTAAACTTTTCAAGATCAAAGGGAATTTTTTCCTCTGTCTTGTGGTAGAACTCGTATCTATCTGTAGATTGTTCAATGTAGTCATGTCCGATGTGTTCATCAAAAGAGACAGCCAAAGCTTCCTGAAGGATGTTAGGTATAGCACCCTTGTCTAGCTTGCTGTCTCCACCGTCTGCAATCTTAATTGACTGCATAAGTGCAAGATATATAGCACGATCTTGACACCACTTTTCTGTAGAATCAACTAACCAATCTTTATCAACCCATTCATCTGTATACTCTTTGATTAAGGAAAGAGATTGTTGAAATGTTTCATCAGTTAGATCACTTCTATTCTGTAGATTGATGTTAAGAACTTCTTTAGTAGGATTCTTATCATACTTGGTAGAGAAATCACTAATCTCCTCAAAGATCACTCTCTCCTGAAGTTCAATAAAATAATCTGCTTTAAGAAATGGTACTACCTTACGATAGAATTCCTCATCATAAATGAGGTTTCGTAAGATAGTCTCTTCAATTCTTTCAGTTGCCATAACTATATTCAGTACGTGCTGCTTCTTCTAATTTTGCCATTACTTCCTCTGTGAAGTACTTGTCAGGACTAGCGAGTATAGACTTAGGATAAACATTACTACCACCAATGGCGATACGGTTTCCCACCCTCTTGAATACTCCATACTTTTCACCAAGTTCAAGGAGTCCATAATACCTGTCAAGTCCACGCTCGTCAAAGAATAATCTAGTAGCAACTTTGGATCCCTCCTGTGTAAATCGTGATTTTTTTGCTTCGCACTTAATAATGTTACCAATAACATCAGTGCCGTCCTTCTCCTTAGATTTGGACAAGTATATTATAGTAGATGCAGCATACTTTAGTCCAGCACCACCGCCCATTTCTTTCATTGGCACATAGGATCCAATCACATCATATGTGTGATTCGTAACAAGCATAGGAATTGCTGCTTG